AACGCCAAGCGGGACTTCTGGCAGACCAAGCAGGTAGACGCCCGCACGGTCGAGGACACCGACAAGCAGGTGTACGAGCAGATTATCGCCGAGTACGGGTCGGACTCGCCCCAGGCGCGCATAGAGGTCTATGGTGAGTTTCCGAGCGAGGGCGACGACCAGTTCATCCCGCCGCAACTGGTGGACGATGCGATGGCGCGGCCACGCTATAAGGACGAGACGGCGCCGGTCATCTTAGGCATCGACCCGGCGCGCGGTGGCGCTGACTCGACGGTCATCGTGGTGCGGCAGGGGCGCGACATCAAGGCCATCAAGCGCTACAACGGCGAGGACACGATGGCGATAGTGGGGCGCGTGATAGACGCCATCGAGGAGTTCAAGCCGGTGCTGGCGGTCATCGACGAAGGGGGCTTGGGGTACGGCATCATGGACCGGCTGCACGAGCAGCGGTACAAGGTGGTGAAGGGCGTCAACTTCGGCTGGAAGGCGAAGAACGGCATCATGTACTACAACAAGCGGGCGGAACTGTGGGGGGCTATGAAAGACTGGCTGAAGTCTGCTAGCATCCCCGACGACCGGCGGTTCAAGTCCGACTTGACCGGCGTGATGATTAAGCCGACGTCCAGTGGAGTCATCCAGCTGGAGTCGAAAAAGGACATGAAGGCGCGGGGCCTGGCATCGCCAGACGCTGCGGATGCGTTGGCGGTGACGTTTGCCTTTCCGGTAGCGCACCGGGAGTATGTTGAGAAACCCCGACGGCTCACCTCGCAAGGTGCGGGTGGCGTCTTAAACTCTTGGATGGGAGCGTAGGAAATGAGCAGCAATACCAAACCAATCGGCGTCGCGTATGAGGACCAGAACATCGTTGGTTCCGACCGCATCCTGACCGACCGCGAGCTGGGCTACACCGCCGCCGCGCAGGGCACCGTGACGCAGGCGACCAGCAAATCCACTGCCGTGACGCTGAACAAGTCCGCCGGTGTAATTACAATGAACAACGCATCGCTGGCAACTGCCACCAACGCCACGTTCACGCTAAACAACAATCTTATCAGCGCCAACGACACCGTGATTTTGACTATCGCTGGCGGTCAAACAACGCCCGGTTCGTACAACGTGTTTGCCAACTCGCTGGCTGCGGGTTCGGTAAGCATCACGCTGCGAAACATTTCGGGTGGGTCGCTGTCGGAAGCAATTGTTATTAACTTTGCGTTGATTCACTGCGCTTAACATGGGTAAGTCAGTATCACTTAGTGTAGGCCGAGGCGAAAAGCTGCCGGCCAGCAAAGGTGCCGGACTGACGGCCAAAGGGCGGGAGAAGTACAACCGCGAAACCGGCAGCAACCTAAAGGCGCCAGCGCCGAGCCCTAAGACGGAAGCGGACAAAGGGCGCAAAGCGTCCTTCTGCGCGCGGATGGGTGCGGTAGCGGCCAAGGCCAAAGATGGCGAACGCGCCAAAGCGTCGCTTAAAAGGTGGAAATGCCCATGAGCAAAGCTGGACTCTACGCGAACATCAACGCCAAACGCGACCGCATCAAAGCCGGCAGCGGCGAAAAGATGCGTAAGCCTGGGGCTGAAGGGGCGCCCACCGCCAAGGCGTTCAAGCAGTCGGCTAAGACCGCAAAAAAGAAATAATATGGCTGACTACAACGCCGTAGAAGCGGTAGCTAATGGGGGCTCGCGGTCCGATAAGGACAGCGCCAATGTATTAGCGACCGCGCGCCATCGCATGACAATGGCGATTGCGGCGTACTCCGAGTCGCGCGAAGACGAGATAGATGACCTACGGTTCGCTGCCGGTAGCCCTGACAACCAGTGGCAGTGGCCGGCGGACGTACTGGCGACCCGAGGGTCGGTTCAGGGGCAGACCATCAATGCGCGCCCCTGTCTGACCATTAACAAGCTGCCGCAGCATGTAAAGCAGGTCACTAACGACCAAAGGCAGAACCGGCCCTCGGGAAAGGTCATCCCCGCCGACGACAAGGCGGACGTCGAGGTCGCGGAGATATTCGACGGGCTGGTCCGGCACATCGAGTACATCAGCGACGCCGACGTGGCTTACGACACCGCGTGCGAAAACCAGGTGACGTATGGCGAGGGCTACATCCGCCTTTTGACCGAGTATTGCGACGACGATACGTTTGACCAAGACATTAAAATTGGGCGCATTCGTAATTCGTTCTCGGTGTACATGGACCCGACCATCCAAGACCCCTGCGGGGCGGATGCGGAATGGTGTTTCATCACCGAAGACTTGTTGCGCGACGAATATGAACGTCAATTTCCTGACGCGCAGCCGCTGTCGAGCCTAGAACAGCAAGGCGTTGGCGACCAGTCCTTGTCGCAATGGATTAATGAAGATGTGGTCCGTATTGCGGAGTATTTCTACGCCGAATACGAAAAAGCAACCCTACATTTGTACCCGAACAACATCACGGTGTTCGCTGATTCGCCCGACGCAAAGCAAATGAAGATGATGGGCATCAAACCCATCAAAACGCGCCTTGTGGACCGCCGCAAAATCAAGTGGTGCCGCATCAATGGGTACGAAATCCTTGAGGAACGCGAGTGGGCCGGCAAGTGGATACCTGTCATCCGCGTAATTGGCAACGAATTTGAGGTCGATGGGCGCGTTTTCGTGTCCGGCATCGTCCGAAACGCCAAAGATGCCCAGCGAATGTACAACTACTGGGTCAGTCAAGAGGCCGAAATGCTTGCATTGGCGCCAAAAGCGCCATTTATCGGCTACGGCGGGCAGTTTGAGGGCTATGAGAGCCAGTGGAAGACCGCCAACACGACCAACTGGCCGTATTTGGAGGTCAACCCCGACGTAACCGACGGTCAGGGCTCTGTTTTGCCGCTACCAGCACGCGCGCAGCCCCCGATGGCGTCCAGCGGCCTGCTACAGGCCAAAGCAGGCGCCTCCGACGACATCAAATCGACCACTGGGCAATATGACTCAAGCCTCGGAGCGACCAGTAATGAGCGGTCTGGCAAAGCCATTTTGGCCCGCGAAAAGCAGGGCGATACTGGTACTTATCATTACGTTGATAACTTGGCCCGAGCTATTCGTTACTGTACCCGGCAGATAGTAGACCTGATACCGAAAATCTACGACACGCAGCGAATTGCGCGGATTATCGGCGTAGATGGCGAAGCTAATTCGGCCCGTATTGACCCGATGCAGCAGGAGCCCGTCCGCAAAATTGTGGACCAGATGGGCAACACCATCGAGAAAATCTACAACCCTGGGGTCGGCAAGTACGACGTCTGCGTAACGACTGGTCCGAGCTACATGACCAAGCGTCAGGAAGCGATGGACGCCATGTCGCAGATTCTGCAAGGCAACCCGCAGCTGTGGGCAGTGGCCGGCGACCTGTTCATCAAGAACATGGACTGGCCAGGCGCGCAGGAAATGGCGAAACGGTTTGAAAAGACCATCGACCCGAAATTGTTGGCTGACGACGACAAGTCACCGGCGCTACAGCAGGCCGAGCAGCAGATGCAGGCAATGGGGCAGGAAATGGAGCAGATGCACGCCATGCTCCAGAGCGTCGCGCAGTCGATGGAAGCGCAAGAGCTTAACATCAAGCGTTATGAAGCCGAAACGAAGCGAATTAGCGCCACGATGGCAGGCATGACGCCGGACCAGATTCAAGACGTCGTGTTGGGCACTATTCACGGTATGATGGAGTCAGGTGACCTGATGCCGCAAAACGCCGGAATGCCCGAGATGCCAGCGCAAGACATGATGGGCGAACAACCCCCGATGCAGGCTGAAATGCCACCCGAAATGCTGATGCAGGAGCCGATGCAATGAAGGCTGCTGAATTTGTAGGGTTGTTCTTTTTGGCGCGGGACGTAACGCACAGCGTGCATTTGAACACCCGCAGTTACGCCAAGCACAAGGCGTTGCAAGAGTTCTACGAAGAAATTGTGGGCTTGGCGGACGGGTTTGCTGAAGCCTATCAAGGCCGGCATGGCCTGATTGGCCCTATTTCGCTGCAATCCACTAAGAAAACCAGCAACGTGGTGGAGTTCCTGCAAAATCAGGTAGAAGAAATTGAAGCCGCTAGGTACACCGTGTGTCCTAAAACCGACACGCCGTTGCAGAACTTGATTGATGGTATCGTGGAGTTATACCTGTCCACGCTGTACAAACTTAAATTTCTTTCGTGAGGTTTATATGGCTTTAGCTTCTTACATTACCGCCACGGCCAATCTAAAGCCTAGTTTCGGTAAACTTAAAGGTCTTTTTGTTAGCGCAGCGTCTAGCACGCCGACCATTACGATTTACGATTCTGCCGCAGCAACAACGACCAAAACGCTAATTGGTGTGTTTACTCCGGTTTCGGCAACCAATTATTTCTTTCCGGCAGATGGCCTTCAGTTTAATAACGGGTTGTATATCGTTATTAGCGGAACTGTCGCCGCAACTGTTTCTTTTGAATAGTTATTGCTAGTTTTACCCATATAGGGTAAAAACGCACAAACCGTACCGGTAAGGTTTACCGGGGGCTTTTAAGGAGCCAGTGATGAGTGGTGAAGAACTGTTAGCGGAAGTACCCGCGCCGGAACAGGTAGCGACGGCAGCTCCTGAACCCGATGTTTCAGCGCCGGAAGTTGAAGAGCAGGCAGAGCCCAAGACCTTCACACAAGAAGAGCTTGACGCGATTGTTAGCAAACGGCTTGCAAGAGAGCAGCGTAAGTGGGAGAGAACTCAGCAGCAGAAAACGCCGGTTCAACCGGCAGAACTGCCGCCAGCCGACCAGTTTGAAAGCGTAGAGGCTTATGCCGATGCGCTGGCCGCTCGAAAGGCGGAGCAACTGATTCAGCAGCGGACGGCTCAGCAGCAGCAGACTGAGGTTCTTGAGGCTTATCACGACCGCGAGGAAGAAGCGCGGGGCAAGTACGATGACTTTGAACAGGTCGCGTACAACCCGAATCTTCCGATTACGAACGTGATGGCTGAGACGATTCATTCTTCGGACATTGGACCTGACCTGGCGTATTACCTTGGGTCTAATCCGAAAGAAGCTGACCGTATTTCCCGGTTATCGCCGTATTTGCAAGCTAAAGAAATTGGCCGTTTGGAAGCCAAATTGGTTTCTGAACCGGTAACAAAACGGGTAACTAACGCGCCAGAGCCTATTCAACCCGGTAAACCGCGAAGTGCTTCGGCACCGAGCTTTGATACCACTGACCCTCGGTCTATCAAAAGTATGACCGCATCGCAGTGGATTGAAGCAGAGCGGCAACGCCAGATGAAAAAGCTAGAAGCGCAAAGACTTCGCTAACTAGGAGATATCATGGCTAACTCAATCCTTACGATTGATATGATCACTCGGAAAGCTCTCGAAATTCTTGAGAACAACCTGG